AGTGTTATGTTTATTAAAAGGCAAAAGGGTAAAGGCGGTCTATCTAGTCAGATAGCAAAGGCATGGAAATATTATGTGCCTTATCTAGATCCTGTAGAAAAATTAAGAATCGTATATAAGAATGGATACATTCACGATATGTGGGTTCGTAATTTTACTATTGCTAAACATACAAACGTCTATTCGTGGCAACACGTTTATGATAAGAACCGAATCCTGGTTATTAAAGATGAAGAAATAGCAGCCTTATTTATTGTTGGAACAAAAAGGTTGCTTAAGTGGAAGGAAAAATTATGGTATCCAAATCAAAAGAAAAAGAAAGGAATACAGTTCACGAAGTAGCTGTCCTTGAAGGCTTTGGCGACCCTATTGTCGAAGTCAACGAAGAAGAATATCAAGAGAAAATTAAAAAGCTAAGTCCTTTTGACTTTGCAAATGCTATCACATCTACAAAAGAAGACTTAATGGCTGAGGACGAGAACATTGAGCCTCAGTATAACGCATTTATCGTGAATAGAGCACTAGGCTATGGTGCAGACACGGTGATAGCAGGTAATGAAATGAATGCACGCCCACATTTAGATTCGAGAATGCAATTTGAATTTCTAAAAGGTGTGGTGAGGCAGAGCAGACGCTTTAATAAATGGATTAAAGGTGAGCATGAGAATATAAAACTAATTCAGGAAGAATTTGGTTATAGTTTTAATAAGGCTAAAGAGGCTCTTCGACTACTGTCAGAAAAGGACATCGAAAAGATCAAAAAATATCAAGACCGAAAATCCGGGGGAAATTTTCCGCGGAAAAAAACACCAAAAAATCCTGCTGTATAAATATTAGCATCAAAATAGGATGAATTAGTTATAGGAACTGAAATGGACAAAAAAGAACAAATAATAGATATTGATTTCGATGGTTATGTTCCAGTGGAAATATCAATATCTAATCCAGATGATTTCCTTAAGATAAGAGAAACTTTAACAAGAATAGGTATCGCAAGTAGAAAGGATAATACATTGTATCAATCCTGTCATATATTACATAAGAAAGGCAGATACTTTATTGTTCACTTTAAAGAACTTTTTATCTTAGATGGAAAACCATCTGATTTGACAACAAATGATTTACAAAGGCGAAACACAATCGCAAAACTTCTACAAGATTGGAATCTATTAAAGGTATTGAATCCTATAGAAGAATTAGTATTTGCGCCTTTAAGCCAAATTAAAATTATTCCTTTCAAAGATAAGGAATCATGGAGTTTGGTGCCAAAATACAATATTGGCAAAAAGAAATAAATTATTAAAATTATATTATGCTACTAAATTTAAACCCTTTGGTTTATTACGAAGATAAATTTTTAACACCGTTTTTGTGTGAACACCTCATTGATTTGGCAAGGGAAAGATTACAACCAAGCAAAGTTTTAGGTGATGATGGTAAGCCTGTGGAACATGAGGCCAGATCTTCAGAACACGCATTTATACCACACCACGAAACAAAATTTACACAAGAAATCGTAGCAAAAGTATCAATAAAAATGGGTATTCACCCAAATCAAGCAGAACAATTACAAGTTATTAGATATGAGGCAGGACAGCAATATAAGGCACATTATGATTCTTTTGAAGGAGACAATTTAGAAAGAGCATTAGAAAATGGCGGACAGAGAATTGCTACAGCATTAATATATTTGAATAATCCAATATCAGGCGGAGGAACAAATTTTCCTGTATTAAAAAGGAGAGTTGATGCTGTTCAAGGAAGAGTTGTGTTTTTTACAAATACATATTTAGGAAATACTATCAGACATCCATATTCTCAACATGGTGGCGAACCTGTGGGAAGAGGTGAAAAATGGGCCTGTAACTTATGGTATAGGGAAAAGGAATATAAAAGAGGAGAAGCAAATGGTAACAAAAGCACAGAAAACTCAAGGTGAGTATAACAAAAAAGCTAGGATTGTTTCAGATTATGAAAATGATTTAATCTTTGAACAATATAGAGAAGGTTTGCTAAAGCAGGAATTTATCTCATACGAGGAAACACCTGCTGGAGTAAAAATTACCAGGATAAATAGAAAATATCAAAAAAATGGTAATTATTCAGATACGTCAAGCATAGAAATTCTAGTTTAGACGTATAAATATAAACGAGAACTTCAAAAGAGCTCAGTAGAGCTCGGTTCTCACTTAACGTAGACGCCATAATGGGTCTATACATTTAACTTGCTTAATATAGGAGAAAAAAATGGTAAGAATAAATACGACAAACTTTAACGACTTGTTAGAAAGACAAGTTGCACAAATTGAGAGAAACTTTTTTGGTTATGATAGGTTGCTCAACAATCTAAGAGTAGCTGAATTTCCAAAAGATAACTTTCCACCTTACAACGTAGTCAAACATGACGACTTGAACTTTACTATTGAATTAGCAGTAGCAGGGTTTTCAATCGACGACATTGAGATTACTCGCAAAGTTGTAGATGGCCAGGCAAAACTAGAAGTTGCTGGTGAACAAGGTGAAAGCGACGCAGAATATACCCACAAAGGTATTGCAGGTAGAAAATTCAAAAGAGTTTGGAACCTAGCTGATACAGTTGAAATTAAATCTGCAAAACTGGTTAATGGCATTTTGAGCATTGATGTTGAAAATGTAATTCCAGATGAGGAAAAACCTCAAGTGATTAAAATTAGTAATAAGTAAATAAGGAGAACGCTATGGCCAATATTCAAATTCTAAAATTAACTACTGGTGAAGATATCATCGGTGAAGTAATGACGGATAACATTGACGGTAGGGAGCTACTTATTGTAGAAAAACCTTGTTTAATTATGATGATGCCTAAACAGGATAATCCAAACGAATTTGGAATTGGCCTAGCACCTTATGCACCTTTTGCAAAACAGCATAAAGTTCCAGTTATGCCAAGTCATATAGTTTCTATATATGAGGCAGAGGCAGAACTAGAAAAAGAATATCTAGAACGCTTCGGACCAGGTCAAAAAGCAATAATTGCACCACCAGAAAAGAAAATCCAGTTAAACGGATAATGAATCATAAAGTCTTTGATATAGACATCTCAGTATCGCCTTCGCGCTATGCTGATATGATATATGAGTCTTTATTAAAGGATTTGGTTGTTGTATTAAAAACACAAGACGTAGATCCTATTCATGTGTCTAAGTTAATACACAAAATGACACATATAGGAAATTGGAATCAACTTTATTGGGATTCTGAAGGTAATTATTTAGGTGTTCCTACAGAATATATAGATCCATATAAAGTAGAAGGCCCAATGCCTGTTCAAAGAGTAACAGGACAAAAAATAAATGATTATTGGAGTGGGTTGTTTCCTGTAGGAGAATTAAAGTGGCATTGTAACTTAAATGGCCCAGATAGAGCAGATGGAGTTGCTCTACAATGTATTAAAGATGAATATGGAACTAGAACATCTTGGTTAAATACAAATACAGCCTATGAGGAACTATTAAAAACAGAGCCAGACTTTGCTGAGGAATTAGTCGACAAATGGTGTGACTATGAATATGAAGGAGCAAAGTATTGGGCAGACAGTCCGCCAGAACAATTAGCAATGATGATGAAAGGTGCTAATTCATACAAAATGCGTATATTACAAGAAAACGTAGGCGGCACAAAGGGCATATATTTTTATATCAATAATGCGTTAAAAACAGATGATAAAAAATTATATGATAAATTGTCAGAATTTTTATGGCAAGAAAAATTTATGTATCATCACGATTGGGAAATTGGTGATGTTGTATTAAGCGATCAACTGTTATCATTACATAGACGCCCACCATATAGCGACGAAGTATTGGCAAACAGAATATTGCATCGATGGACCTTTCCAATAAGTAATGCAGTAGATCCCTTATACATAACTAAAAGGAATGAATATGTATCAATATAGATGTAAAGTATTAAGAGTAGTTGACGGCGACACCGTAGACGTAGATATCGATTTAGGTTTTGGCGTATGGCTAAGAA